AGCTTACTACATTGCTATGAAAAGGGCCCCCGACAGAGTTCAAATGTTAAAAGCTTTATATGAAGAAGAGTTTGAAAGGGCGGCAACAGAAGACCGCGACAGAGCCTCGTTTAATGTTGCTCCTTCATACAATTATTTTAGGTCTAATTAATGGCAAAATTTGCAACAGGTAAGAATGCTTATGCTATTTCAGATAGGTCGGGTTTTCGTTATAAATACACCGATATGCGGAAAGAATGGAACGGACTTTTAGTCGGAAAAGATGAGTATGAGCCCAAACAACCACAATTAGGTCCATTTACTAAAGTGTCTGATGTTCAAGCATTAAAAGATGCTCGACCCCCTCAAAACGTAGCACAAGAAAGGATTATTAATTACGGTTTTAATCCCGTTGGGCAACGTTTTAATTTTAACTTAACTCCTAATCCCTTAGTTCCTACGGGTTCCGTAGGTAGTGTAAAGGTGGTAATAACATGAGCTATACATACGCACAATTAAAAGCTGCTATACAAAATTATGCGGACAACACGGAAACCTCGTTTGTGGCTAATATCGATGATTTTATACGGAGCGCCGAACAAACAATATTGAACTCAATAGACCTACAATACTTTAGAAAAAATGTAGCGGGTGTAACGTCGGGAACGGGGACTAATCCGTACTTGCAAGTCCCTTCGGATTATTTAGCGTCATTTAGTTTATCCATTGAAAATGCGGGCAGTAAAGAGTTTTTATTAGAAAAAGACGTAAATTTTGTTCAATCTTTTAATCCAACTTCAGCAACAGGTGTACCTAAGTATTACGCTTATTTCGACATAAACAATTTTATTTTAGCACCAATACCTGCGGTAGTTTATACTGCGGAATTACATTATTTTTACAGACCTATCAGCCTCACTAGTGCAACGGTTGGTGACAACGGTACAACATGGTTAAGCGAAAATGCGCCAAATGCTTTGTTATATGGAAGTTTAATTGAAGCCTATATTTATATGAAGGGGGAGCCGGACATAATGAAGATGTATCAAGATAGATTTATGCAGTCTTTAGAAAGATTAAAAGATTACGGAGAAGCTAGAGAGAACTCAGACGCTTATCGACAAGGTTTACCTACAAGGCCTCGCACATGAAGATAGCTATTGTTGGATTGGGTGGAAGTTACTCCGACTATATTGCCGCTAGAATACGTTCAGAACATTTCGATGAAGTCTGGGGAATTAACTGCGTAGGTGGGATCATTCATGTTGATAAAACTATAATGATGGACCCCGTATCTCGGTTCTTGGACTCAGATGATGCGGGATCACAGACGGGAATAGCTCGACAATTCTTAGAAAATAATACTAAACCTATCATTACTTGTGAAATGGACAATCGAGTAAAACATTTAGAGCCGTATCCCTTGGAAGAAGTTATTAAAGAACTTAACATTTGTTATTTTAACAACACCGTTCCTTATGCAATTGCGTATGCGATATACTATGGGGCAAAAGAACTTTGTTTATATGGCTTAGATTACACATACAAGAATGTAAGTATGGCAGAAGCAGGAAGAGCTTGCACAGAGTTTTGGTGTGCTATTGCTACCACTAGAGGCATAAAGATAGAGGTTGCACATAGTTCTGGGCTTTTAGATACGAATGTGCCGGAGAATGAAAAGCTCTATGGGTATCACAGATTGGATGATCCTTTAGTGCAGTCACATAAGTCGGGAGGCCTATTAATAACTAGGCAGTCTAAGGTAGAGCCACCAGAGCCATTGGATCAAGATCCGATAATCTTTGGGAGGCACGATCATAAACACATGAATGGGGGAGAAGTAACAAATGTTTAGTGTAAATGGAGGAGTAGAAACAGGTTTTGTTAACGTAGTTTCGTCGGACAATGGTGGACTAAGTAACGATCAAATTTCTGATATGGCGACAAATAAAATTGTTGCGGTGTCCGAAACAGCACCAGAACCGATTAGGCAACAAGCGCAAGCTTTTTCAGAAAATGTACGAAAAGTCGTGCATTATCATATAGAGTTGGCTAGACGTGAGGAACGTGCTACTATAACTCATAAATTAAGAGAAGCTGGTCACCCCGACCTAGCCAACGCTATAAGGAGAATATAAAATGGCAATCACACAAGCAATGTGCACATCTTTTAAGACACAACTTTTGACAGCTACACATAACTTTGCTACTAACGGAAACGCTTTTAAGTTAGCATTATATGCTATTGGCAGTGGTGGAAAATCAAACACAACTGCAACTCTTGGCGCAACAACTACTGTGCTTGTAACAACTGGAGAAGTAGCTTCAAGTGGAACGTATGTTACAGGTGGTTTAGCTTTAACTAAAGTTGCGCCAACAGCAAGTGGAACAACAGCAATCACTGATTTTGGTGACAGAAGTTTTACAACTGCGTCTATTACGGCAAGAGGTGCTTTGATATACAATGACACTAACGGGAATAAAGCAGTAGCAGTTCTTGATTTTGGATCAAATAAAACATCCACTTCAGGTACGTTTACTATTCAGTTCCCTACGTTTGATGCTTCTAACGCTATAATCCGTATCGCTTAAAGGAGTAACATCCTTTGGCGAATATAGGTTGGGGTCAGAGTACTTGGGGCAATAATTATTGGGGCGGTCAACTAGATGTTGCCGTCACCGAAACGGGTGTTGCTGGAACAGGGGCAATAGGCACCGCAAACGCTTCGTCTGTGCATGTAACTACCCCAACGGGTGTTCAAGCAACTTCGGCTGTAGGTTCAGTACTAGCTAAAATTCCTATTACAGCGGTAGTAACAGGTGTCGAAGGCTCAATGCCGTTTGGCGGTTGGGGCGAAGATGGATTTGGACAAGGTAATTGGGGCGGCATAGTTGCCGAAGGAGTGCCTGTTGGCGGCGGGTTAGTAGCGGGTCAAGTAGGAACTGGTGCAGTAGGCACAGTAGCAGTTGTTGGAACAGGATTAGTGATAGAGACGGGTGTTGCTGGAACAGGGGCAATAGGTTCTGTACTTGCTGGTGCTGGTGCGCTAGTTACTGAGACAGGAATGGTTGGCTCAACAGGACTAGGAAACGAGTCCGTTTCAGGTACAGCACTTGTCACCCCTTCAGGAGTTTCTTCGATAATTCACCTAAGTGGTTATTCTGCTACAACAATTACAAAAACAGTGACCGTGCAAGTTGTAAGCGGAGCCAACAAATATTATATCGATGGCGTGCTACAACAAACCCAAGAGTTGTTTGAGCGAAACACTTATAAATTTGATCAGTCCGACTCTTCTAACAACGGTCATCCTTTCCGATTTTCCACTACGTCTAATGGATCACACAATAGCGGATCAGAATACACCACTGGGGTAACGGTGAATGGAACTCCAGGTCAAGCGGGTGCATACACACAGATAACTGTACCAGAGTTTGCTCCAACATTATATTATTACTGCACACAACACTCTGGTATGGGTGGCACAGCGAATACACCTTTTGTGTATAACGTACTACCTACTACAGGCGCACCGGTTACAAATGCCCCTGCTATGACTTCGGGGCTTGGATCGGTAATAACGGTACAAACAGCACTAATAACTCCTACAGGAGTTTTTGGAACACCAGCCATAGGAACTCTTGCCATGCAAGGGTCATGTGTGTTAACTGTTACAGGAGTAAATGCAACAGGTGCAACTGGCGAAGAAAATATATGGGGTAATATAGTCCCCTCTCAAACCCCAATTTGGACTGAAATCGCGGCATAAGGAACACTTAAAATGGCAAGCACATATGTAAATAACCTCAGACTTAACGAGATGGCTACGGGCGATCAATCAGGTTCTTGGGGTACAGTAACAAACACAAATTTGGAATTAATCGGTGAGGCTCTCGGATGGGGAACTAGGGCGATTGCAAACGCTTCAACAGACAATATTACAATAGGTGATGGTACGTCTGACGCAGATCGCAGTATGGCTCTTAAACTCACGGGCGGCGGTCAATCCTGTACAATAACAATTTTACCAAACACATCGTCTAAAGTTTGGTTTATGTATAATGCAACAGCGGCTACTTTAACTTTTTCAGCGGGTAGTGGCGCGAATGTTGCTATTTTAGCTGGAGAAACAAAAGTTATAGCAACTGACGGACTTGGCGGCGGCGGTGTAGTTTATGATATTTTAACGGGTGTTAACTTAGCAGGTACAACTAAAACTGCGGCTCTTACAAACGCTGGAGACATGTTGGTTGGTGACGATCTTACTCTAAACTCAGACGGATCAGTTCTCGGTTTTGGTGCAGACACTGACACTACCTTAACACACAGTGATGGTTCTGGTCTTACTCTAAACGGTACAAACAAAATTATGTTTAATGATGGGACTCAATTTATTCATGCTACTAACGCAACAACATTAAATCTTGCGGCGACAGACGAAATTCAAATGGATGCCACAGCGTTTGATATAAACGGTACTATGGATGTCAGTGGTGCTATGACGAATAATACAGCGGCTGTTAAAATCGCGGGCCTAGAAACAATATATGTTCCTGCGGCGGCAATGTATCCAGAAACAACAGGCGGATCTTCCGTCTTAACACAAGTAGAATTATCTAACGGCCCAGAATTATCTGTTTTAGATTTTGCGGCAGATGCTGACGATCACGCTCAGTTCTCCGTTATCTTTCCTAAGTCTTGGAACGAAGGCACAGTTACTTTCCAAGCGTTTTTTACTGTAACGGGAACTAATACTGGTACGGTAGCATGGGGGTTAGCGGGAATATCTAGAGCAGACAATGCCGATTTAAATACAGCTTTTGGAACAGCGGTAGTTGCAGCAGCTAAAGCTCATAGTGGGACATCAAACGATTTAGATGTAGCCAACGTAAGTGGTGCAGTTACGATTGCAAACGCTGCGGTGGATAGTTACACTTTCTTTAGAGTTTTAAGAGACACCTCTGCGGATTCTCAATCAGGCGCGGCACGTTTAATGGGCATTAAATTGTTCTTTACCACGGACGCTAAGAACGATTCATAAGGAGTAGGCCATGACGGGGTTTGGATATAACGTAAACGGGTTTGGGGCTTATGCATCTAGAGGTGTTGGACTAGACGCTTCTGCCGCATCAAGTGCTAATCTACAAACTTTATTTAACAATTCGGTTGCGGATAGTTGGGCATCAGGAACACCTAAAACGTATGACATAGGTGCTATAGATATGGGTATCCTTACCGTTCCTTCTGGAATGGGCGGAACTTTAGAAATAAATATTGCATCTGGTGGAACTGTTCGAGGAGTGGCTGGTGCGGCTGGTTCAGCGGGATCGGCTGGTTCAGGAAACGGACAGGCTGGTAGCGCGGGCGGCGCGGGCGGCGCGGGCGGCGCAGCAATTTCAGTGGCCTCTACTGGTGTAACAATTAACGTGGTCGGATCTCTTCAAGGTGGCGGCGGCGGTGGCGGCGGCGGTGGCGGCGCGGGATCAGGAGGCCAAGGACGGACTACAAATCAACTTGCAAATATATGTAAGTATTACTATCAGGGCTTCCCCTCCCAATGTACGGCTGGCGGCTCG